CAAGGCTTTTAGCTGAGCGGCCGCGTCAGTGGTGTCTCCATAGCGCAAGACACGCTTGAGGTATTGGTCATCGGCAGCTGGGCCGTCAATGCTGCCAGGCTTGAGCGCAGCAAGCATCATGGCGCAACTGCTGGAGAAGCACATGCGCATTGCCAGCTCAGGCATGAGCGAATCGCGCTGATTGAAATAGGGCACCTTCAACACGGTGCCCGGTTGTTGTTGCTGCGGTTTGACTTTGAGCGGGGCCTGCTGCGCCATCAGCGCAATCAACTTGTCGGCATAGGCCGGGTCGGTGGCATAGCCCTGGGCCACCAGGCTGCGGGCTGCCTCCTCGCGGGTGAGGGCATTGTTGACGCCTTTGTAATCCATCCAATCGCGATGCCAGCGATCAACGAGATATTCCACGCAGGTGTCGAGGCTGGCAAAGTCCAAAAACTCTGAAGTGATGGTGATGGTTTTGCCGTTCACCACCTCTTGCGTTTTGGTCTTGGTGCCAGGGCCTTTAAGGCCGAAATAGTTGTGGGTGCCGCTGGTGTGTTTGCCCCAGCCTGATTCCAAGGCCCACTGCGCAGCGACCAGTTCGGGGTAACGGGCGCCGGCTTGCTGCGCTGCTTTGCTCACGCCATCCCAGGTGTTGGGCGTGATCAAGGGCGGCTTGGTTTTGGGTGCAGCGCGGAACGTCTCCACCCATTGAGCATTGGACTGCAGCAGTTGAGGGGGCAAGGCAGCCTGAAGCTGCTCCACCGCTGCTAGTTGATGCGGCTCGCCTTTGAAATGGGCAAAGAAGTCGCGCAGCTTGATGGTCCCTTTAGTCACGGCGCCACGGGGCATGAATGGACATCGGACCGCCCAGTAGGCGGCTGTCGCCGGTTTGCAGCGGGTCGTCAATCGGTTCGTTGACGATCACTGGCTGGTCTGGCTTGGGTTGCGCGGCATGCCAGTCGGCTTCGGCTTGGTCCAGCTTTTGCGGCAGCGTCTGCTCAAACCACCAGCGGCGCATGGCTTGCTCAAAGCGCCGCTGCCATAGCGGCTGACCAAAGCCGATCAGCCCTTTTTTGCTTTGAGCAGATGCAGGATTTGAAACACCAGCTGCACAATGCTGTTGCTCTTCAGCGGCGAGAGAGCAATCAGTTCAGATGCGGCAGCAACCACAATCCAAAATGCCGGATGATGCAGGAAGTCCATACAGCAGGAGTGACCTGATCAAAGTTGCCGGCACTCAAACAGCTGGTTCGACGCTGATTTCAACGCCTTCGTTGGTGGGTTTTAACTTGAGCCACAGCCCGCCCAGGCTTTTGGGCATCACAATTTTTTCAACGGCCCAGCCGCCACCAGAGCCAAACTCTTCTTTGTAGGTGCCGGTTTGCAGGTGCCAGCGTTGATTGATCCGTTGCTTGCCAGATTGGCTGATGCGGTAACACGGGTGGGAGACGATCGTGCGCTCATGGTTGTGGCCGTTAACAATCACATCGGCATCAGGCGCAATCGACGCATACCGGCCGCCGCCCATGACGCCTTTGCTGATGATGCCGCCCCAGGCGCCGTGATGAAAGAACAGGGTTGAGCGCCGCACCTTGGCATTGTCATTGTGCCGGTGAAAGGTGAACCAAATCCAACCCTGATAGGACATGTGCTCTGCCTGGCTGTTGTGCTTTTCCCTAAGGCGTTCGGTCAGGCTTGCCAAAGGGTTGATTTCGTTGTGGTTGATGATTGCTGTTTCATGATTGCCATCTGAGATCATTACAATGGTCTTGGCAAATGGTGCTAACCAATCGGCACACTCTTTGATCACCAGATCGAAGTAGTTGCCTCCAAGATGCTCCGGTCTAATGCTGCCTTTGCTGCCACGCCGGTCATGCTTGCCCTGCATCATGCAAAGCACATCGCCAAACATCAACGCATGGGCGCCGCGTCCTTGGGCTTGCTTGAGGTGCTTTTTCAGCAGGTCTCGCTGGCAATGCGGGTTGTCCAGGTGAATGTCACTGGCGAGCAAAAACTCGCGGGTGTCGCTGTGGCCGTAGGGAATGCGGATCTCAGTCAGTTCTGGGCTGTGCCGGATAATCTTGAGATCGGAGGCTTTCACTACTTTGCCTCCAGTTTGGCGACCCGTTGTTCAATGCTGTTCAGCCGGGTGTAAGTTTCCCGGCGATCGGCTTTGATGTCCACGTGCAACGTCTCCAACCGCGTTGCCACGTTCTCAACTGCAGCGGTAAGCCGAATCACCGCATCCCTGCCCTCTGCTGATCGCTTGGCATTGGAGCCAATGCCCATGGCCCCAACGGTGATGGCAGCCCCAATGACGGCTGCAGCGACTTCCAACACGGAGCAACTGGCTGGTCTGCTTAAGGTGCCATTGCTACAAAAAACCCCCGCGAGCTGCGGGGGTTAGGCGTTCCCTCCCACTCTTAGACGGTTTCGTCTGTGAGTTCAGGTGAACTTGCCATTTTGGCTTTACGTTTGCCGCTGGTCTTGGCCACCATCGCTTCGCGCTCTTGAGCGGTCAGCGTCCAGCCATTACCCAGGGCTTCCATCAGCTCCAGCCGGGTTGAGGCCATGTAAGTGGCCCCAGTGTCCGGGTGGGTGAGGGTGACCGGGAAGGCCGACATCACTTGGCGATGTAGACCGTGGCGGTAGCTGTGCCGGGCGAGCCGGTCTTGGTCAGCACGCCTTTCACCACAGCGGCACGGCCGCCGAGGCGCTGGGTCACCTCAGGACCAGAGAAGGGGACTTCAATGGTCTTGGCGGTGGCAGGCAGCACGATCGACTCAATGGTGACGAAGGTGCCACCTGCAGCAGTCGCGGCTTGGAATGCCACGGTCCACTCGGCCGTGCCGGCGGTGTAGGAGCTGTAACCGCCCGAGGCGATCACAACTTTGCCAAACTCCAGAGAGGAAGCATCGAAGGTGACTTCGCTGCCGGTCTGGGTGGAGCTGACGGCGCTGGCGGCCAGCAGTTCAAGGTTGGCGTCGCGCAGGTAACCCCGGCGATCGCTCATTCCGGTTGCAACAGGCATGGGTAGATCCTCAATGAGGGGTGAAAGAACAATCAGGCAGCCACTGCTGCATTGGTGATGCCAGCCAGGCGAGCAATCGCCCGAGGATGGAACACCGCCATGCCCAGGTAGGCCTCAACGCGGATGCGACGCACCGGCTTAGTGTCGATCTCGCCAAGGTCACGCACGCCGATGCCACCGTTGGTGATCAGCGTGGCGCCGTTGACACCCGCTGCAACGCAGTAGACCGAGCTGCAAGCACTGCTTGAACCCTGGGTCTCGTTAAAGGCCAGGATTTGAACGCCAGCCTCATCGTGGTCGATGTCCAGGATGGGGATGCCGTTGTAGCTGAGCTGTTGACGGCCGAGGGCGTCTTGGCCGTACTGCAGGTTGCCCACAGCGGAGGTGACGCGAGCGGCAGCGGACAGCTGACGGCGCAGGGTGCGGTTCATGATCAGCACAGGGCTGCCCACGGTTTCGTCCACTGCGTCGATCAGCTCATCAAGAGCTGCCAAGCTCATGCCGCCGCCGTTGGCAGCGTTGGTGATCAGCTGCGACGAACCTGAGGGGATGCGGGCCTGCAGACCGTCAAACTCGTTGACGTTGCTGGTGGAATCGCCTTTGATCAGGGTCTTCTCCAGCTTGAGGCGGGCAGCCTTGACCTTCATCGCCACCTGGGCGGTGCGGATCTCTTGGCCTTGCATGGCCTCCAGAGCCAGGTCAATGTCAACGTCACCCCCGAAGATTTTGAGCGCTTCGGATTGGGGATTGATGATGCCGGTGCTCTCGCTGTAGGCCTCGTTCACACCACGAAAGCCGATCCCGGGGAGGGTCTGCTCTTGGTTGTAGTGTATGCCGGTGCCACTGACGGACAGCTGGGGCATGGCTGCGTAGAGCTTGCCTTCGCGGAAGATTTCAACGATGCCCTCTTTGAGGGTGTTTTGCCGGCCGAGTTTGCCGGACTCAAGGGTAGTGAGTGCCACGGGTCAAAAGGGTTGAGGTGGTTGATGTCCTTGGCATCGCACCATCAGACATGAATGGGCTGGGCGTCATCGGCATCGCGCCATCTGACAGGGCCCCACGTCGCGTGTGAGCCGTGCTTTCAGTTGCCGCTTGTTAGCCGATCCCTTGATCGGCTGTTACCCAGGCTTTGTTCTCAGGGGTGGCTGGATCGTCTGCGATGAAAGTCCCGTCTGCATTGCGGGCGCGTTCTGGCTGCGGATTGGCCCACTGGCTGTAGGCAGCGCTGGTGATGTAGGCGGCCAGCTCTTCGGTGCTGGTGGTAGCCTCAATGGCGGCAACCTTCTCGGCGCTCTTGTCGCGGATCGCTTGGCGCTCGGCCTTGGTCTCGGCGGTCATCGCCGTGCCGTTGTCCGCTTCACGGATCACCTTCCAATCGGTGGGCTGCAGCAGGGTGCCAGCGGTGGTCTTGGTCTGCGCCACCCACTGGGTTACCAGCTGGGCATGGTCCTTGGGCAGATTTGGAGCCCAGAAGAAGCGCTGGTCGTAGGGGGCGGGGTCTTCCTCCCAGGTCAGGCCAATGGCCGCCTTTTCATCTTCAGTGGCAAGGCGCATCCAGTTGGACGGGAATTGAATTAGATCGCCGTCAGCGTTGGTGGCCGTGAACGCCACATCAGGGCTGATGGGCCGTCCGTCGAGGAGGTAAGGCATCGGTGGGGAAGCGGTGTTACATGGGGCAGGGCCCAGAAGTCTTGTTCACTACGAGGGTGGCTATCTTCTGCCGAATCTGCGCTTTGCGCTTTTCAATGGCGTCGCGCCATTGTTGGCTAATGGTTTGGGTAAGTTCGGAGTAAAAGCGAATCATCGGGCTCGGGCGTAGTTGAAGAATTGACATGTCTTATGTAAGGGGGCCTGGAGGCGTAAACGTTCCGGTGTATTTTGCATAACCCTTGTAAATAGCAAGATCTTGAATGTATCCAGTGACTGGCCTATTGATTGATCCAGTTAAACGCCCAATTCCCATTGCAAGAGAGCTGCTACCAACGTTATTGTTGGAAGAGCTGACAGTTGTGGTGCTCAAAAGCTGACCGTCTCTAAATATCAAAAATGACGTGCCACTGCGGACAAACGCAAGGTGCTGCCATTGGTTGACCACCATTGGCCCGCCCACAAAGTTTTGATTGGGGTAATTAACAACAATGCCGCCTGAGCCGTCGTCGCCAAATGTAATAGTGCTAGCAGCAGGTGAAAAGCCAAAAGAATTGCCGATAACTAAACAGAGCGCCGCCTTGGCTCCTAATGCGCCAAAAATATCATAAGCGTTTGTGGTTGGGTAAATCCACAATTCCATCGTAAAATCATTAGCTGCAAAAAGAAAATCGTTTGAAGCGGCGACAGACAGCCAGTTTCCATTGGAGAAATAGGCGCTAGCACCATAATACTTTGACTGAGCCGATGAAATCGTGACAGTACCGTTCATGGTGACTGTCTTTGGAATGGGGGAATGGTCTGCAGTTGCCGATGTCTTGAATGGCATCAAAAGAACCGTATTCAGATTTAGATAGCCATTTGCTGTAAATGTATGTGTCGTGTACCCGCCAGATTGAGTGATCGTCCCGCCTGTATAGCGCGGTGTGCCCTGATAGCGAATAATAACAACACCTTGCAAACCGTTGTTCGCGCCGCTGGCCCCACCATTGCCATAGCTTCCTCGGAACGAACTACCGCTATTGCCTGGAGTAGCACCAGAACCTGCGTAAAGTGTGCCGGTTAGT